CACTACTACAAGGTGTTGCTAAAGCGTTAAAATCTTCATTTTCGATTAATGGAGTAATAAAGTACAATACATTGCTAGATGATAAAAAAATGGACAAAGCTATTGCTGAGTTGGAAAAAAATCTAAGAAACAATGAAAGTGGTTTCCTGCCACTAGACATAAAGGGCGAATTTATACCATTTCAAAACAAGATACAGTTAGTAGATGCAACTACACTAAAGTTCATAGATGAAAAGATTTTAAGGAATTTTGGGGTAAGTTTACCAATTTTAACTGGAGATTTTACAAAAGAGCAATATGAAAGCTTTTATCAAAAGACACTAGAGCCACTTATAATATCAATGTCGCAAGCATTTACTAAAACATTATTTACAACAAGAGAAAAATCGTTTGGAAATGAAATAAAATTCTATCCACATGAGTTAATATTTTTAAGTACAACTCAAAAGATAGATTTATTCAACCTATTAATTGATTCAGCGAGTTGTTATAAAAATGAAGCAAGAGTTGCTTTTGGTATGCAACCACTACCAGAGCTTGCAGGGCAATTGGCTATGTCTAGTAACAAAACAAATGCTGAAAACAACAAGAATGGAAACAAAAAAACTGAAGATAAGGATAATGATGATACAGATAGCAACGATGACAATACGGACAATAATACTGGAAATTCCTAATTTTATATGTAGTTTTCCTATTGAAAAAAATCTTAAAAAATTTTAATTTACCTCTTGACAGATATATTGATATAATGATATCATCTTATCAAGTTAGGAGGTGGAGAAAATTAAACAATTAATTATAAGACTTGATGATGACCTACATAAAGAATTGAAACATTTATCTATAGACATAAATAAAAGTATCAATGAGTATGTTGTAGAACTCATCAAAAAAGACTTAGAAAAAAGAAAATAGAATAGTCCGTGTGTTAATTTTGGCGAATTAACGAACTATTCTATGGACTAGAGATAAACTCTATCTATGAAATATTATATCATGGAATAGAGAATCTCGCAAGAATTTATTTGAAATTTGAGGAGGTTCTTTTATTATGCAAATTTTATTAGAAAAATTATTAGTAGTATTAATAGCAACTGGAGTAGTAACAAAATATATGATTATAGGTTTTACAGCATTTATGTTTATACAATTAATAAGCTATAGGTTATTTAATTTCAATATTTACAAAACAATATTAAAGAAAATGGAAATTTAAGAATAAGTTTAGGTGGCTAAATTAAATCTAGCCACCTAGCTAATAAAATAACTTAGGAGGTATAAGCATATGGAAGTAAATTTTATATCAGAATATCAAGCAACAGGCTTCTATGTAAATTTAGAAAGTAAAACCTATGGAGTATGTATAAATATTAAAGATGTTGATAGAGCACAAGAAATTATAAATTATTTTAAGAAAACTAGAAAGCAACAAATTGAAGCTTGGAAACAAGAATGGGGAGTTGTAAAGATTTAAGATGACATATTGATGGGCTATGTTTAATATAGCCCATCAGATAAAAGTAACTTTTTTCTGAAAATTAAAAGGGGAAATTTAAAAATAAGAAAGAGGTAAGGTTTATGAAAAATAATAAAATAATGATAATAAATAATGTAAGAGGATATCAAGATGAAAATGGTGTGGCACAATTAAATTTAGAAGATGTTTCAAGAGGATTAGGATTTACTGAAAATAAAAGTGGAGTTGAATATATAAAGTGGAGAAGAGTAAGAGAATATCTATTAGAATTTGGTTTCGCCACAAGTGGCGAAAATGAAAAATTACCAGAATACATACCCGAAAACATATTCTATAAATTATGCTTCAAAGCTAAAAATGAAATAGCAAGAAAATTCCAAGATATAGTTACTGACGAAGTGCTACCATCAATAAGAAGAACAGGCAGTTATGACATAGACACCAATGGACTAATGAAACAATTAACCCAAAGTCAAATAACATTAAACAATGTTTTTGCAGGTTTCAAAATGCAAATTGACAAAGGCTTTGAAGAAACAAACTCAAAATTAAATGAGCACGATGAATTATTAAAGAAAAGAGTATACTTATCTCCAAAGGAAGCCAAAGACATACAAGTAGCAATAAAAAATAAGGCAAAGGCAATAGCTTTTGAAAACGATTTACCATATCATAAAGTAAAAGGAAAATTATTTAAAAGATTATATACAAAGTTAAATGAAGATTTTGAAGTAGCAACATATAGAGAATTACCATCAATTAGATATGAAGATATAATAAATACAATATCAAGCTTAAATATACCAATTAGAGACATACAAAATGAAGAATATCAATTAAGTTTATAGAAAGTATTAAGGCATCAGATCAAGTTCTGATGTCTTTTTTGTGGGAGGGAAAAAGATGAAGAAACAAAAAAGAAAATTTACCGATAATGAATTGGTAACGAGGAAGTTTGTCACAACATTTAGGGCTTTAGATGATGAAAATGGGTCAGTAATAGAAGGGACTCCAATTGTATTCAATCAAGAAACAAAATTACGAGATTGGGCAGGAGAATACATTGAGAGAATTGACCAACATGCTCTAGATGATGCAGATTTAAAGGATGTAAGATTATTTATTAATCACGATACAGACAAAATAGCACTTGCTAGAACCAAAAATGGAAAAGGAACAATGAGTTTTCATATAGATGATGAAGGAATGCATATTAAAGCAAATTTAGATACTGAAAACAATGCAGAGGCAAGAAGTTTGCATTCCGCAATAAAAAGAGGGGACATGGATGGCATGAGCTTTATGTTCAGAATTGAGTCTCAGGAATGGCTAAATTTAGATAGTGATTGTCCAACTCGAGTTATTAAAAAGATTTCAGTAGTTCATGAGGTTAGTGTAGTGAATTTCCCTGCATATCCTCAGACTTCAATAGATGCTAGAAGTGATTCGGAGGAAACCGAATACTCGCCTCTGGAGGAAGCCAGAAAAGCAGCGGAGGAAACCGAAAAGAAGTCAAAAGAGCTATTAGAAATAGAAAAATTAAAAAATCAAAATTTATTAAAATTAGGAGGTATTTAAGATGTTAAAGTATTTAAAAGAATTATTAGCGAAAAGAAAGGCAAAATTAACTGAGCTACAAAAAAGAAACCAAGAAAGTGAAAGTTTAGATGAAGTAAGAAGTTTAGGTGTAGAAATTGCAGAGGTGCAAGAAGAGGTAAGAGGAATCGAGGCTCAAATAGCACAACTTGAAAATGAAAATAACAATGTAGAAAGCGAGCAAAGAGCATTCAATCCAAATGCTGCGTTAAACGTTGTAGCAACAGCAACGCAAGAACAAGGAACACAAAGAAACGAAGAGGAAGACCCAAGAGGTACTATGGAATACAGAACAGCATTTAAAAACTTTATTCAAAGAGGAGAAATAAATAGAGATGTTCTTCAATTCGAGCAAAGACAAGATGCTGTTGGAGAAGCTTCTAATTTAGGAGTATTACTACCATCTACAGTAATTCAAAAAATAATTGAAGGAACCGAAAAGAAATATGGACAAATATATTCTAAGGTTAGAAAAACAAATGTACCTGGCGGTGTAAAATACCCAATTGGTTCATTCAGTGCAACTTTCCACAGAATTACAGAGACTGGAAAATCTGACAGACAAAATGCTGGTGGAGTTACAGGTTCAGTTGAGTTTTCATACAAAATCGGTGAAATTATACTTGCTAGAACTTTATTACAAGCAGTTTTATCTGTTGATGCTTTTGAAACAAAATTTGCAGAAGTAATAGTTAAAGCATATATTGAAGCAATGGATAAAGAAGTAATTGTTGGAAATAGTGCAAATAATGAATGTGAAGGAATTTTAAGTGCAGCAGGTATTGCTAAAATACCAGGAAATCATATAATTGAGTTTACAGAAGACGAAATAAGTGATTGGGAAGCGTGGGAGAAAAAATTCTTTGCAGAAATTCCATTGAGCCTAGAAGATATTGATGCCGAATTTGTAATGGCTAAACAAACATATGTGTCAAATTTATGCACAATGAAAGACAAAAACAATCAGCCAATAAATAAAGCTGGATTTGATTCGAGCGATAAGCAACATAAATTCAACGAGTATAACGTAAATAGAACTGAAAAAGATGTATTTAAAGATTTTGATAGTTGTACAAATGGTGAATATTTTGGAATGTTCTGGTTACCAGAAGAAGCTTATGCAATAAACTCTAATTTAGAGTTTACAGTAATGGATTATTTCGACCACGATACAAATCAATACGTAAAGAAAGCATTAGTAATTAACGATGGAAAAATATTAGATCCTAAATACATATTCTTGTTTAAGAAAAAAGTAACCGCATAACAGGGGGGAGATAAAATCTCCCCTAATTAAATAAAAAAGGAGTGGAAAGTATATGAAATATAGGTTAAATATAGAAATACCTTTTACGGATCGAATTACTAAAGAGGATTATATAGTTGGTGACGTAAAAGAATTTGAAAAAGATAGAGGGGAAGAGCTATTGGCAGACAAAAGAAAATTAGTTTCTTTAAACGAAATAATTGAAGATAAGCCAAAAGCTGACACAAAGAATGAAACTATTGAAGACAAATCAAAAGCTGACACAAAAAAAGCTAAAAGTGAAAATACACCAACAGAATAAAGGTGATAAATATGTTAGATAAAGTTAAAAATAATTTAGGGATAACAGGAAATTACCAAGATAAAACCATACAAGGTTATATTGATGATGTTAAGCAATATTTAATAGACGGAGGGGTAGATGAGCTTATAGTAGAATCTGATGAAGCTGTAGGAATTATTTCCAGGGGGGTTTCAGATTTGTGGAACTATGGAGCAGGAGGAACAAGTTTATCTCCGTATTTTATACAAAGAGCCACACAATTAGCTTTAAAAGAAACAGAGTGAGGTGATAAAATTGAGTAATTATAGACCAGAAATAGAAAATCCAATACCGTTAATATTACTTATTCCAACAGAGCAAAAAATATCTGGTGTAGTGAAAAAAATATATCCAAGCATAGAAGAAGCTTTGGAAGTAGATGAAAATTTATTTTTCGGAAGTTTTAAAACGTATGGTGGAACAGAAAAAAATGTTAATGGTGTATACTCAATCGTAGATACAGCGAATATTGAAACTTGGTACAGACCAGATATAAAAGCTAATTGTCGTATTGCCCTTGAAACTGGAGAAATTTATGACATTTTAAATGAGCCAGAAGATATTAATAAAAGACATCAGTTTTTAAAATTTAAGGTAAAAAGAGTAAAAGGTGGTGCTTAGTATGTCAAATAAATGTTATTTAGAATTTGAAGGCTTTGAAGAAGCAATACAAAGACTTACTAAACTCGATGGCAATATAAAAGCAACTGCTGAAAAAGCATTAAAGGAAACACATAAGATTATAACTAAAAAAGCAGAAGAATCAGCTAAAAAACCTAACTTACCTGCAAAAGGTAAATATTCTGGTGGAGATACATTAAAATCTCTTTACAGGGAAGGTAATGTGGAATGGGCTGGAACATTAGCAAGTGTTAAAACAGGTTTTAGTATTAGCAAAGGTGGGTT